GCAGAGCACACGACGCCAGGGGGAAAGGCCATAACGGAAGCTAATGGCGGAAATGGCGTGCCTGTGCGGAAGAAGGTCGGACGGCCGTCAAATGCGGAGAAAGTTGCAACTATCACCGCAAATCTTGCGGCGGGTAATATCACCCGCGCACAGGTCGATGCTATGCTTCCGCCTAAGCACGCAAAAGTTGTTCGTGAGCTAGCCAAGGCGTCGCAGGAGGAATTTGCCGTGCTGCTTCGTGGCAAGTATGAGGTGCTCGCGGAAGACGTAGTGCGCAAAGCTGGCGAAGAGGTTGAGAACCTTAAAGGCATGTCCGCCTTCGTGGCCCTTGGGATCATCCATGACAAGCTGATGGCAACGGGACCGAGCCAAGGCATCACTCACCAAACAAACATCCAGATTAACGGGGTCACGGGTGACGCCGCTGCTGCTATTGCCGGTAAATTTGCAACGAAGGGTGTCGGCAAAGGAAGTATCAACGCATCAGGGAATGACGATGCGAAGAGAATGTTCCCAATTTCAGGCACCCCCAAGCCCACCTTTCGGCCCGCTGATCCCGCCGACGCCATCGCGGTATGACCACTGACGACATATCACTCTCCCAAGCGTTGCCAGTCATGCACTTAGGTCTATCCGGTAGCGTAGATGGTAGCACTTTCACCCACCTTTCGGCCCTTGCTAGCATAGGGGGGGAGGGGGTTCGCCAGGGCCGCCAAGCTGTAAATTTGAACTGATTCACCCACTTTCCTAAACTGCCACAAAAAGGCTACTTACCTCCACTTCATTCCATGCCATCCCTCAAGAAACTCCGTCGATTAGCAGCCGAAAAGGCGAAACTGGCTGAAACCCTAGCTGCTGGCAATGGAACCGGGGGTGGCAGCGGGGTGCCAATGCTGCTGCAAGTGGCGATTGAATCAGCGGTTGCGAGTGGATCGGTGGAGTCAAATGGGCCATTTTTAGAATCTGGGCAAAAAAGCGGCTTGGAGGGCGTGGAAACGGGAGTTTCGCCTATTTCGCAGGGAAGCCCGAATAGCGCGATTTCTAGCCAAAATGAGCCCGTTTCGGGTAATGACACAGCCAGCGCGGCAAATGGCCTAGAATTGGCTGGAACAGCACAAGAAAGGGGTATCGTTGAGCCCGTTCTGGTCCGGGTTTACGGCAAGCCGCTGAACCCGCGCATCAGGTTTATCGAGTTTGAGGACGGGAGCCATGGCAGGCTTTGGGTAAACATGAATGCCCAGCCGATGATTGGCTGGACGGTGTGGGTGAAGCCGTATGCGGACATTCCGGGGGATTATGAACTGCATGGGCGGTATAACGTGATGGGGGTTCGGAGGAGCTAATGGGCTTCCCGGATTCCCCCGCCTTCGCCATCGGCACCCTCGTTTACCACAAAACTGAGGAAACCCCGGGCATCCTTACCGGCCTGATATACCGTGAGTCCGGGATGGTCTACGAAGTAACCTGGCAGTCCCGGATCGTCGAGGAGCACCAAGCCTGCGAACTGACGGAAGAGCGGCCTTTCTTTGCAGCAACGGGGGATAAGGAGACGACGTAATGGCCGCAATCCGCTACGCCGACGAGTTCCAGCCCAAGTTCGGGCTGCCCTATCCGCGCTTCTCGCCAGAGGAGGCCGAAGCCTTCACGCCCGAGGATCTGTCTCAGTTAAAGGCATTGGATGACTTCGTGACCGGGGCAAGTCCGGGCGATCCCACGATGTATGGGTGGACGCTGGAGGGATGGCGGGAGGTGATGGAGAATTGGAGTAAATACCAGGTTCACGTTATTCTCGGCGGCAACCGTTGTGTTCGCGGGGATACCCCGATTTACGACCCGGTTCTAGGCGTTTCCCGGCCTATCAGCAGCATCAAGGGCAGCCACCATGTCCAAGCATGGGATGGGGAAAACGTGGTTACAGCCGAAGCCCCGGAGCCCTTTACCAAAGGCGTATCCAAGATGCTGCGGGTTTCCCTGTCTTCCGGGGACTCCTTCGTATCAACGTATGCCCATCGGGTGATGTTGGATGACGGGGAATGGAGCGATGTTTCCGGGCTGAAAATTGGCACCCTGCTAAAAGGCGGATTGACCGTGACGGGACTGGACTACGCCGGAACCGAGGTAGTTTGGGACATTCAGGTGCCGGTTTACCTGAACTACGTGGCTGCCGGGGTGATTCACCATAACAGCTCTAAGAGCAGCTTTATGGCGAGACTCCTAGTCCACCTAGCCATTACCATCCCCGAAGCCCGTCTCCGCGCCTTTCACGTCAACGACGAGAAAAGCATAGGCGAACAGCAGGCCGCCGTATGGGAAGCCCTGCCCGCATCCATCAAAGCCCTAGGCAAAAAGAAGAACCAGGCGTATTCCGTCCAGTATTCGCAAAAGAACGGCTTTACTGGTGGAAAGCTGATCCTTCCGGCCCAACCCGGATGCGCCCGTGGCAGCGAAATCATCTTCCACACCTACGCGGCCTACAAGAACGACAACCAAATGGCCGAAGGCTGGTGGGCGCACGCTATCGCCCTGGACGAAGAGGCACCCCAAAAGCTGTTTGAGACGCTGCGGTATCGCCTGACGGATGCCCGGGGCAGGCTGATCCTCGGCTTTACCACGCTGAACGGCTGGTCCCCGCTGGTCTCCGACATTCTCGCCCGCACCCGCACGGTCCGTAAGCGCCATTCGGAGCTGCTAGGCCGGGATTTGCCCGTTGCCCAAGAGATGATTGGCAGGCGAGGGGAGACGCTGGGCCGAATCTACTACTTCTGGACGCAGGACAACCCGTTTATCCCGTATATCGACTTCTGCGATGGCTTACGGGGCCGTCCAGAGGCGGAAATAATGGCCCGTGCCCACGGCATCCCGACCAAGAGCAGTTCCAGCCCGTTCCCGGCGTTTGACGAGGAGGTTCACGTCATAAAGCACGAGGATTTGCCGTGGTTGAAGCCCCGGACGAGCAAGGACGGGAAGATTCTCCCGCCGCCGAAGGTGACGCGGTATCACGTAGTCGATCCTTCTGGCAGCAAACCGTGGTTCATGATATGGGCAGCGATAGACGCAGCCGGCGTGGCCTACGTTTACCGGGAATGGCCCGATATTGAGTATGGCGAGTGGGCAGAGCCATCGGATTCACCTGAGGGCAAGCAAGGCCCGGCGCAAAAGCCGCTCGGCTGGGGCTACGGCGACTACTCCGACCTCTTCAAAGAGCGCGAGGACGGCGAGGAAATCTTTGAGCGCATCATAGACCCCCGGCTGGGCAATGCGCAGATCCAGGGCAAGGAAGGCGTAACCACGATCATCAATGACATGGACAGCTTCGGCTACACGTTCATCCCGGCACCCGGTTTGGGCATCGAGCACGGGATAGCAGCCATCAATGACAAGCTGGCCTACGACCCGGAAAAGCCCATATCGGCCATGAACCGGCCCAAGCTGCTAATTTCCGACAAGTGCCATCAGACGATCTACGCCTTCAAGAACTACGCTAAGTTCGGGAAAGACGATGCCTGCAAAGACCCGATAGACTGCGTGCGCTACCTGTTGGAAGCCCGGTGCGACTTCGTGGACGAGCAGAAGAACGAGGCTACGGGGACGTTTGGTTACTGAAAGCGACCGTCTTCCGAGGCGAGTTCACGTACCTTCGCTGACCAATGGATGAAGCCAACGGGGCTTGTCCAAGCAAGGGATACCTCGTCTGAATAGGCACGAAGCAGCCCGCCCGTTTTGTCTGCCTGCTCTTCGGCTGTTTTTTTGTAGCTCTCAAAACAGCGGTATGCCGCCTCTTTCGTCAGAAATACCCAGCGGGTAGTCCCGCCCGAAAAGTGGTTAAGCGTGAACTCGTAGTAGCTCACTTCGCCCCCTCCGTCACCGGCTCCTCCAACGGAAAATCAATATCCCCGTAGTGCTTCACGTAGAAGCTGCGGTCCAGCATGGGCGTAATGCCTGCCAGCGTAGCCGTGTAGCAAAGCCCGAAGTCTTCGGTAAGGTAGGTTTGGTGCTGGAAGTGCTCGGGGTCATTGACGACGCCCTGCCAGCAAATGTCGTAGGAGGTGCGCCCATATTCGGCATCATAGTAAGTGCGAAGGACCGGCGAGGTCTTGCAGAACTCCACCAGCTTTAGGACGGCCTCACGGGTCATCATCAGGAACCCGGTGCCTACCGCCGCCATCGGGATCACCTGCTGATCTTCCTTGGGCACAAAACCCTTCTTGGGGTGCCCGGAGAGCCCGGCATTACGCTTCTTGCAGAAGTAGGGGGCTGCAACCAGCGGCAGGTTGTGGTTCACAAGGTTTGCCACCATCCAGGGTTCAAACTCAATGTCGGAGTCAATGAAGTGGATGTGAGTGAACTCCGGGGTGGCTAAGAACTGCGCAAGAATCTTGTTTCTGGCCATGGAAATCCCGCCGCCGCCAAGGCTGACGTGGGCGTAGTTCACCCCCGACCGGGCCAGCTTTTGCATGGAGGCCGCGAACGTGTTGTGGACTTGGTGGGAGTGGCAGGGCGTGCCAATGCAGATGAAGGGTTTCATAGTATAAATGTGATGGTGACGGGCAATTCCATTTGCTTCCACGGTCCATCGTCCCATCGCTTTCCTCGGTTTTGAACAAGTTCTCCCAGCATAAAAGACCCCTTGGGCGCGGCTATGTATGCCCCGCTTTCAGGTCCGGTTGCTAAAACAATGTAACCGTCCGGGTGCTCCATTAGGCAGGGGAACGGCTTTGGGTTTATTGGATGGTCTTGTTTTTGATAAGTGGTGTTCATTGCCCACCAGCCTACCAAAGTTGCAACAGTTGCAACACTTGACCCGTTTTGGCTCTGAATATAAGCAAATCTAATCACTATGATTAAGGATTTTGATTCAAAGCTGAAAGACCCCGGCCAAGACCTAGCTCCCCCGGATGGCGTGGCCCCGGACTTTGGCAGGATCAAAAAGGGCTTCCAACTCGCGGTTTCAGACTGCGGCGACGTTATCAACCAGGGCCGGTTGAACTACGAAACCCGGTATGCCCTGTGGTCCGGGCAGTCCAGCGACGGCAAGAAGCACAACCGCGAGGGCTCCAACGGCAATCCTACCCCTTGGGACGGCGCTTCCGACCTCCGCGTATGGTTGGCCGACGAGGCAATCAATGCCAAGGTCGCGCAGGACTATACGGCGTTCAAGCGTTCCAACGTGGTTGCCGTTCCCATCGAGGGCACGGACATGGCGCGGGCAAAGGCGGTTACTTCGTTCATGAAGTGGCTGATCTATACCCAAATCCCGCAAGTGGACCGAGAAGTAGAGCTTCTGGCCCAATACCGCCACGAAAAGGGCTCGGCTCTCCTCGGCGTATTTTGGGAGACGTGTCAGGACAAGACCCTTGAGAACATCCGGATCGAGACGCTGGCCCAGCAATACCCTGAAATTGAGGCCATGCTGAAAGAACCGGCGCTAGAGACCGTGTTCATTGACATGATGAAGTCGGCCTACGGCATTTCCGACAAGAAGGCCAAGAAGATGCTTAAAGAACTCCGGGAGGACGGCGAAACGACCGTGCCTGTGGTTGGCCCCGAGTATTCCCGGCCTGTTATCCGCGCCTTCACGCTGGACAAGGACGTATTCATTCACCCGTCGGCCACCGACATTGAGAACGCCCCGGGGATCTACCGGGTGCAATATCACACCCCGGAGCAATTGCGCTCCTACGTGGTCACGGAGGGCTGGAACGAGGCTTGGGTGGAAGAAGCCATCCAACGCTGCAAGGGCCGCATCGTCTCCATGCTCCCCGATAGCTGGCCGGAGCCAATTTCCCGCAACGTCATCAACCAAGCTGCTAGGTTCACCGACCTTATCGGAGTTGTATATGCCTACGAGCGGCTAGTGGATGAGGATGGCGTTCCGGGGATTTATTTGTCGGTGTTTAACCCGGATTTGCCCCCGGCCAACGGCGGTGCCCACAACGGCTATGCCAAGTTCGGCCTGCTCGGCTACAAGCACGGCAAATACCCGTTCGTGCTGTTCCGCCGCGAGTATTTGAGCCGCCGCCTGCATGATACCCGTGGCATCCCAGAAATCGCCAAGCCCTATCAGGACACGATCAAGGCGTGCTCGGACGGTCGCATTGACGCGATGAGCATTAGCATCCTGCCGCCGCTCATGTATCCGACCGGGCGGCCCATTTCGACCTGGGGTGCCGGTGCCCGCATCCCTTACCGCCGCGATCCCAAAGAATACCAGTTTGCCGACCGTCCCGCGTTCGACATGAACACGACGGAGGTGGACGAAAAGACGACCGCTCGCTTCCACCAATACTTCGGGATGATGAGCCCCGGAGGCGACCCAATTGCCGTCCAGACCCAGCAACAGCACGAGATTAACCGCTGGCTGTCCTCGTGGTCCGATGTGTTCCGTCAATGCTGGGCGCTCTACCAGCAATACGGCTCCGACAGTCTGTATTTCCGCGTCATAGGCGTTTCATCGCAGGAAATGGTGAACTTCCAGAAGGGCGACCCCAAGGAGAGCTACGACTTCTACCTCAATTTTGACGTTCAGACCAACGACCCGGAGCAGATGGAAGGCAAGATGAAGGGGATTGCCCAAATCGTGAACACTTTTGACCGCAACGGCCAAACGGACTTCGCGGAACTGCTTTCTTGGGCGCTTTCGGCCTACGATCCCGCCCTTGCCGAGCGCGTTATCCAGCCAAAGGAGGCTGCCACGCAAAAGGCCGTCGAGGAGTATCAGACGCTCTTTGCCAAAGCCTTTGCCGGGGTGGATGTGGACTACAAGGAGGGTATGCCAGCCGAATTGGGCCTCCAGGTGCTCCAAGGCTACCTGCAAGCCCCGGATGTGCAGGAACGGGCGAATGGCGACGAGAATTTCCGTGGCCGCCTAGAGAAGCTGCAAAAGCAGATGCAGTTCCAGATTACCCAACGCCAGAACGCGCAGATTGGACGCCTCGGAGCCTAATATGGATCAACGCGCCGAATTTGCCCAGCAGAAGGCTTACGCCCTGCAAGAAGCCATGCGTCAGCTTGTGCCCGACACCCGGTTCCGGGCGTTCATGGCCGAGGTGAACCGCATGAAGGAGGCCGCTGTGCGCGATGCCTGCCGCGCTTCCGACCACGCCGACCGTGATACCGCTCTTGGCTCCGTCCGCACCTACATTGAGTTGCTGGACTTCTACGCCGAAGCGGGCGGGGACGTGACCCTTGACTGATTCATTAGCGGCACTTATACGCTTCATCACGGTTACTAATGACCGGATGCTAGGAACGACAGGACGGTTTCTTGGAAACCTTAAACCATGCTGATAGAAAATAACGAGGTAACTTCGCAACCAGCGGCGGTAACGCCACAAACCCGCGATGAAGGCAGAGGCAAAAACGTCACCGCGTCGAAAATGGCGGAAATGCTCTTACGGACGGCAACCCCGCCCCAAGACACGCCAGCAGTCGCACCCGCGAGTAACGAACCTAACAAGCCTCAAGAAGAAGCGACTCAAAACGCAGATTCGGGATCACCCGCCGAGGCCAGCCCGCAACCGGACCAAAACACAGCGCCGGAAGCACCTGTAACCGAAGCCGAGCCCGAGGTTCTTTCTCAGGACGCAGAACAGCTACCCCCCGACCTTCAAGACAAGATTGACAAGCGTATCGGCAAGGAAGTCGCCAAGCGTAAGACCTTGGAAGACCAACTCGCCATGCAGCGGGAGGAATTGGAAAAGCTCAAAGCCGCAGTCGCCCAGCCGCAGGAAGCGCCAGCCGCCCCTACGGTTATCGACCCCAGCCAGCCGCTTTCGCACATCGGGACCGTTGAGGCCCTGAACGCGGAGCACAAGCAGGCCAAGTCGATTATCCGGGCCTCGGAGGAACTTCTGGATCAATTTGATTCAGGCGTGGACTCCGTGGAATACGGCGGTCAGACGTTCACCAAGGCCCAGGTAAAACAGGCCCTACGGAACGCCAAGCTAGTAGTTGAGGAACAGGTTCCCCAACGCTACCAATTCCTGCAAGCCCGCGACGGTTGGAAGGCCAAGGCCATTGAGGAGTTCCCATTCCTCAAAGACAAGACGACCAAGGAGTATCAGATGGTGGAGACGGCACGCCGTAACTACCCGATTATCGCGTCCCTCCCGGATGCCGATTACGTCCTTGGTCTGGCAGTCGAAGGCATCAAGGCAATCGAAGCCCGCAAGGCGGCCAAACCAGCGGCCAAGGCCCCGGCCAAAGCCCCGGCCAGCCAAGTTGCAACCTCTGTAACTTCTACGCGAGCCCGCGTGGCCGACGATACCGCCCAGCGCGAACAGGTGGGTCGGGAAGTAGCTGCTATCAAGTCCTCAAAAAGAAACCTCAGCACGAACGACGTGACCGCGATTCTGCTCAAGCAATCAACCCTTAGACCTCGTTAAACTACCATGGCCCAAGCCGCCTCATACAATGTCGCCGGTGTCCGCGAAGACCTCACGGATTTCCTGACGATCCTCGAACCCGAGGATACGCCCATTCTTTCTTCGGTCGCCAAGACCAAGAAACCCGCCAATGCCTACCAGGAGTGGCAAGTCGATAACCTCTCTGCCCCGTCCTTTGCCGGTGTGGTTGAAGGTCAGGACATTGCCAGCTTTGACAACAAAGCCGCCAATCGCGCCCGTATCGGCAACTACAATCAGATCTTCCAGCGTTCGTGGGCTGTTTCGCAGCTCCAGGACTTGCAGGATGTGGCTGGCGTTGCCTCCGAAGTCGCCAACAGCAAAGCGAAGGCGATGCGCGAGATGAAGCGCGACATTGAAGCCGCGATTGCCTCCGACTCCGACATGCAGGCCACCGACGGTGCGGTTCCTTACAAGCTGCGCGGTCTTGGCACCTGGATCACGAACACGGCCCAGACCACCAACCCGGTCCCGGCCTCGTATCGCACCCCAGCAAACAGCGTCAACACGACCGCCACCGCCTCGCTCACAGAAGACAACTTCAACGCTGTTTTCCAGAGCATCTACGAACAGAACGGCGGCAAGCGTTCCTACACCCTATTTGCCGGTCCCTCGCTCAAGCGTGCGATCAGCAAGTTCCAACGCTACGAAGGCGCTTCCGGCACGACCAAGACCTACATGGTCACGCAGGATGCCACCGACAACGCGATTGAACTCAACGTGGAAATCTACCGTGGCGACTTCCACGATGTTTCCATCATCCCGACCCTGTTCAACGGCGTCGTCTCTGGCGATACCTCCATCACCAACCAACGCAAAGCGCGTGGTTACGTCATCGACCCTGAGTTGGTCGGCGTCGGCTACATGAAGGGTATCGAGGGCAACGAACTCCCGAACCAAGGCGGCGGTCGCCGTGGTTACGTCGAGGCCATCCTGACCCTCGTGGTCAAGAATCCTCTCGGTCTTGGCAAATTCAGCGCCACCTCGTAATTGCAACCCATAGGAGACTCTAACAATGGCTAATTACAACGTTACCCTCAGCAAGACCCTCGCCGTTCCGCTCCTTGAGCCGGAGCGTGCTGCGGGCTTCACCCACAAGTTCACGATCCCGTTCAGCACCGTTGCCGTTTCTACGGCCACGACCGCCACGGACACCGTGACCGTTACCCTCTGCTCCACCCCCGCGTTTTTCGCGGTTAAGAGCGGTTTGGGCATCGTTCGTACCGCCTTCGCAGGCACGACCGCTCTCACCGTCACGGTGGGCACGGCTGGTTCTGCGGCTGCTATCCTCCCGTCCACGACTGTGCTCTCGGGCAGCGTGATTCAACCCACGACCGGCTTCGGCAACGTCGCTACCCCCGGTAGCACCTTCGCTACCGCCGCCACGACCATTGTGGCCGTGTTCACAAACGCCACTGGCGGCAGCCCGTCTGCTGTCACGGCGGGTTCCTTGGACGTTTACCTGTCCCTGTTGGACCTGAGCAAGATCGGCTAACCCCGATAGGTGGGCAGTCCCGGGAAACCGTGGCTGCCCACCACCCTTTTTTCCATGTCCGAACTGCTGGTCACAGATATTGCAGGCAACCTTGGGGGAGATTTCCTCAAGAACGTTGAATGGGAGCTACGGCAGGAAGTGCCGAAGGAAAAGCTACGCCATTACGAAGACGCCGCGAAGACCGCAGCCGTAGAGCGCAAGCTGGGTATCCCCAGCGATGCCAGGTTGAAGATCGAGGGGATTGGCCAGCGAAAGCTCCATATCCCGATGCGGACGTTTTTCCGCTGGAACCGCGAATACCCCGGCTGCTGGCAGAACAAGCAGTTCGTGGATGAATTTTACCGGGACAACCCCGAGTGCAGGAACTAAACCATGCGCGTAGGCCATTATAGCGATTACCTAGTCCGGGTGGCCGGGATTTGCGGGATCACCGCAGGTTCGTTGCTGGACGAGGAAAAGACCCAGTTTAACGGCTGGTTTATCAAGCACTCTGACCGCATTTGGGATCAGTTTCCTTGGCCCTACACGACCGCTGTTGAGCAACGCACGCCCAATTCCGATTACGTCATTGCCTACGATCAGACCGGGGAGACGGTTATTGACTCCGTTTTCGAGGTCTGGAACGGCAGCCCGTATATCAGCCGATTGCCCTCCCGTGTGCCGTGGACGCTGACCGCCGATGGGATTCAGCTCTTGGGCCAGACCACCGTGACCGGCGTTTGGGTCTATTACCGCAAGCAATGCCCAACTTTCTCCGGCTCTGATTACAGCGCGTCTGCCACCTATGCCGTGGGCGACTCCATGTATTACACGGATGCCTCAAACAAGGGCAATTTCTACGTGTGTTTGTCGGCCACGACGGCGGGTCAAAACCCCGATAGCAACGCCTCCAAGTGGGAGCGGCAGGAACTCCCCTACGACTTTTTCGAGTATGTGGTTCACTCTGCGTATGCCGATTGGCTCCGGTCTGACGGCCAGAACGACAAGGCGGCACAGGCCGACGAATACGCCAAAGACCTGCAAGACGCCGCCACTCTCAAGCTGGAACGCCAGCAACGCTTCGTTCCCCAGCTAGTCGTTCAAACCCACCTCACCAGCCGCCCCCTGATTTAACATGAGCTACGATCTAAACAATCTCTACACCAAGCCTGCGATTGATAACACCAATACGCCGGTTGCCGATCAACGCCTGACGGTGGATGGAACCGTGGGCGGCCTCCAATTCACGGCCTACTCCACGGCCACGACCGCGCTGGTTGACCTGGATATTCAGGACGCCGACGTGATGGTGACGTTTGACGGTTCGGCCCCGACCTCCACTAACGGCCACCGTCTCTACGTGGGCAACACCTACACTTGGGCTACCGCCCGGTTCAATGCTGCCAAGTTCATCCGGCAGGGCACGACTTCCGGCACCGTCCACGCAAGCGCAGCAGGCGTCTAATGTCACTCGGCTGCATCATTTCCGACCTCTACGGAAACTTGGGTAGCCTCGGTGGCACCTTAGTTTCCAATAGTGGCAACCGCATTTCCGACATACGTTCCGAGCAGAACCTTGCAGCATGGTATGACGCGAGCAACAGCGCGAACCTGACGGTGGATAGCGTTGGCCGGGTGAGCCAATGGAACGACACGTCCACGTTTGCCTCGCGCCACCTCACCCAAGCCACCGCCGGCAGCCAGCCCATCTACCTGCCGTGGAGCGGGCAGAACTACGGGTATCTGCCGGGGGTGGCGGGGAATTATTTTAGCACGCCGGATAGTGCGGCGGTGAGCGTGACGGGGGATATTGATTTGCGCGCCTATGTTGCATTAACGGATTGGACGCCGGCCTCTAGGCAGGCGCTAGTCGGCAAATGGACGGATGCAGGAAACCAGCGCGGTTACTTCCTTTCGGTTAAGTTAATTACTGGCGTTCTTGAGTTCTTTATGTCCACGGATGGAATTACGTTTCCTTCCGGTGAATCAAGCGTTGCGCCAACGGTTTCGGATCGTGGAGCGTTGTGGGTTCGCGTGACCCGTGTTCAATCAAGTGGATTGACCACGTTTTACACCGG